TAATAGACCAGAAAATATATTTCCAGATGGCTCTGATATTTTAGCCTCAACAACAAAAGATGGTGGAGGTAAAGATCGATTAGAAAATGGTCATTACATTTTAACTGTTGGGCAACACTTTGTAATAATTGTTGCAGATGGTGGAGCTGAACAAGCTCTTATATCTATGAGTTCGTCTCAAGGTAAGATAAGCAGAAAATGGAACTCTATGATGATGTCCATTTCACTTGATGGAAAGAATGGTCCGTATACACCACCATCATTTAGCCATGCTTATAAACTAACAACTGTATTAAATTCTGGTAAAGGTAACCAATGGTATGGTTACAATATCGTTAAAGAAGGTCCTGTAACGGATAATTCTATGTACGAACGTGCCAAGAAATTTTACACTAGTTTAGCTAGCAAATAGTGTGAACAGTAGGCGGTCGATGGAGACGTAGACCGCCTACGCTTACCGAGTGGAAATGATAGAATTAGATAAATTTATAAAAATATTTGAAGGCTTGACTAGTGCCTACGGCCAAACTATTAAAACAGATCAATTCAGCGAAAAAGGTAAACACAAGACTAAATCATTTACAATATCAAACCCTGTAACAAAAAAATTATGGCGAGAACATTTAGATGGTAAAGACCCAGCTTTAGGTATTGTACCTATTACTAAAGAAAATAAATGTAAGTGGGGGTGTATAGATATTGATACCTATCCATTTGATCACAAAAAATTTATACAAAAGTTAAAACAAAAAAATATACCTATGATTGTGTGTCGATCAAAGTCAGGTGGTGCACACGCATTTTTATTTACTAAAGACTTTGTACCTGCAACTGTAATGAGGGTAAAGTTAAAATTAATTGCATCTGTCATGGGTTTTGCTAGTGCAGAAATATTTCCTAAACAAGATTACATAAGAGTTGATAGAGGGGATACAGGTAGTTTTTTAAATTTACCTTATCATGCAAACGAAAGAACTGTTAGATATGCATACGGACTAGAAGGTAATGTTTTAAAACTAGAAGAATTTTTTAATGTGCATGATGAGGTATCATTAACTTTAGAACAATTAAATGAATTAAAAATAGAAAGTGAAAAAGAAAAAACAGATTTATTTAAAGGTATGCCTCCTTGTTTAGTTACATTACTAAGTGATGGTGTGCCAGACGGTCAAAGAAATAATTGTATGTACAATGTAGGGGTGTATCTTAAAAAAAGATATCCTGACAAAGAGGAATGGCAAAGTCATATGTTTACTTACAACAAACAATTTATGACCCCACCTCTAGATGCAACAGAGATTAATACATTAATAGGATCAATAGATAGTAAAGACTATAACTACAAATGCAAAGACGAACCTATACATAGCTTTTGTGATGCAAAGAAATGTGCATTAAAAGAATTTGGTGTAGGTGATAATGCACCCACTCCGGAAATAACTGAAATAAGAAAATATGATTCTGATCCACCAATATATTTTGCATCAATAGATGGTGAGAGTGTTGAAGTAGATGATGCAACACTACACGATCCAGAAAAATTTTCATTAGCTTGTATGAATCAAATAGGTAAACCAATGATGCCAGTACCTAAACATATGTGGCGTAGATTACTTATAAAATTATTTGCAAATTTAGAAACTATACCTGCACCAGAATCATCTAAATTAAATGTTCAATTAAAAGAAATATTAGCAGATTATATAAATAAAACTCCAGGTAAAGAATTAAAAGATATTATGCGTGGTATTGCATTTACAGATACAGATGGTTTTACATATTTTAAATTTAAAGATTTTTGGAAATTTTTATTAAAGACTAAATCTTGGGCAGAAAAAACTTATCCTAAACAAAAAACAATGCGTTTATTAGAATCTTTATTTGAAGCAAAAGAAGATACCCCAAAAATAGGAACAAAAACTGTAAGATTATTAAAGATGCCTACAATAAAATTAGAAAGACCAAACCCTAGAACAACAAAAGTAGAAAAATCACCATGGCTATAGTAAAAAAGATAATGGGTCCACCAGGTACTGGTAAAACATATAGACTAGTAAATCACTATTTAAAAAAAGAATTAAGTGATTATACTACTGACCCTGAAAAAATAGTATACATTACATTTAGTAGAGCTGCAGCAGAAGAGGCATCAGAAAGAATTGCTGAGTTGTTTCCTAATAGTAAATTAAAATATATATCTACTATGCATGCTATGGGTATGAGAGAGTCTAATATAGATGCTAATACACAATTACTTACTGGTAAAAAATGGAATCGTTTTAAACAAGAATACTTAGAATGGCAAAACATATCTTTTGAAACTATTGTAGATGCAGCAGGTAATCCAAGATATCAAAATACACATTTACAAATAATACAATATGCAAGATCTAAATTAATTTCTATAGAAGATGCAGCTGTTGAACTACAGAAACATCACGACATAGATGTAGATTCTACAATACAATTACAAACAGATTTAAAATCATTCAAGGACGGAACTAATATGGTTGAGTTCTATGATATGATTAACAAGTTTGTCGAGGAAGATCGGTGTCCTCCACTCGATGCTGTCTTCCTCGATGAAGCCCAAGACTTAAGTCCTCATCAATGGAAATGTTTTGATTATATAAAATCAAAATGTAAACGAGCATATATGGCTGGTGATGATGACCAAACTATATATGGGTTTCAAGGTGCAGACCCTGATTATTTTATGAAACAAGAAGGTGAAAGAGATGACCAAGAGGTGTCTCGTCGTGTGCCTAAAAGCGTGCATCGAGAAGCTGTTAAAATATTAAACCAACTTACAAGTAGAATAGATAAGAAGTGGATACCAAGAGATGCAGAGGGTATGGTTTATCCCAATCATACATTAGATGAGATAGATTTTTCTAAAGGACAATGGATGATATTAGCTAGAACTAATAAATTATTACAAAATATTTCAGAGCATTTTTATTTTTTAGGGGTAAGATTTACAGGGAAAACAAATAAATATTTACCTAACTCTATATTAGAAGCCTATCAAGTTTGGACAAGATTAAATCAAGGAGCTTTTGTTTCTCCGGAAGAAGCTGAAAGACTTTACAATTTTTTATTAGTAAAAAAAGGACATGTTCGTAGAGGTTATTCTGATGGTAAGACTATACAACGTGAAACAAGTGTTGATTTAGATAAATTAAAAAGTGAACACGGTTTACTAATAGATGGTGATTGGAAACAATTACATTTTCCAGAAGATACAAAAGAATATATGCAGACACTGTTAGAGAGAGGAGATACATTAATGGAAAAATCAAAGATACAATTACTAACTTTACATGGATCAAAAGGTAAAGAATGTGAAAATGTATGTATGTTTACAGATTACGGAACAGAGGGACAGGACGAATTTATTTATCGTAGTGCATATGAAAACCCAGATGCTGAACATAGATTATTTTATGTAGGCACAACAAGAGCAAAAGAAAATTTATACGTAATGCAACCAACATCAGATTACTATTACACAATAGGAGGACCTATAGTATGACAAAACCATATGACAAACAAATCGGAGGATCACATTATCAAAAATATAAAATACAGCCAAGTAAATTTGTAATAGAAAATAAGTTGCTCTATCCAGAAGGGTGTGCTATAAAATATATTATTAGACATGCAGACAAAGGAAAGAAACAAGATTTATTAAAAGCAATTCACTTTATAGAAATGATTATTGAAAGGGATTATAAATAATGTTTGAAGCGCAGACTGAATGGATTAGTCCAGAATCTTTCCCTGATTTAAAAGATCATAAGTATATTGCAATTGACTTAGAAACAAGAGACCCTAATCTAAAATCAAAAGGATCTGGTGCGTTAATAGGTCAAGGTGAAATTGTAGGTATTGCTGTAGCTGTTGAAGGTTGGTCTGGATATTATTCTTTTGGTCACAAAGAAGGAAACTTTTTTGACGAAGCTGTAGTAATGCGATGGATAAAAGAAGTATGTGCATTACCAAATGTTAAACTGTTTCATAATGCAATGTATGATGTTTGTTGGCTAAGAACATATGGTGTGCAAATAAATGGTCATATTGTTGACACAATGGTCATGGCAT